GGGGCGCGGCGGGCCGTGGTGACGGAGTTCTGCCGGACGCTCCCCTATCGGCTCCTGTGCACGGCCACGGCCGCCCCAAATGATTACACGGAGTTGGGGACATCCTCCGAGGCGTTAGGGGAGATGGGGTTCATGGATATGCTCGGGCGCTTCTTCAAGAATGGCCAAAACAACTGTAGCACGGGCAGGTCGTGGGCTGGCCACAAGGGGTACGCGGAACAGGGCGTGAAATGGCGGTTCAAGCGCCACGCCATTCACCCCTTCTGGCGCTGGGTATGCTCTTGGGCGCGGGCCATGCGCCGCCCCTCGGATATGGGGTTCGACGACGCCGGGTTCGCATTGCCGCCCCTGATTGAGCAGGAGACTGTGGTGCCATGCTCCAGGCCGCGGAATGGGATGCTCTTTGTGGCTCCGGCCACCTGCCTAAAAGAGCAGCGCGAAGAGCAACGCATGACCGTCAAGGAGCGGTGCGAGATGGCGGCGGAGAAGGTGGACCATGCTGACCCCGCCGTGCTGTGGTGCCACCGGAACGACGAGGGCGACCTGCTCGAAAAGTTGATACCCGGATCGGTCCAGGTTTCGGGTAGCATGGAAGACGACGCGAAGGCCGAAGCGTTCCAATCGTTCTCGGATGGCAGTATCCGCGTCCTGATTACCAAGCCGCGCATCGGGGGATTCGGCCTCAACTGGCAGCATTGCAATCATATGGTGGTATTTCCCTCGCATTCTTATGAGCAATACTACCAGAGCGTTCGTAGGTGTTGGAGGTTCGGCCAGGAGCGCCCCGTTACCGTGGATATCATCACCACGGAGGGGGAACAGGCCGTGCTTAAAAACCTCCAGCGCAAGGCGGAGCAAGCCGACGTGATGTTCTCCGAGTTGGTGTCCCACATGAATGATGAGTTGGCAATCCGCCGGGTCAACACGTTTACCCAGGAGGAGGAGGTTCCATCATGGCTATAGCGGAACAGGTGATTGGGGAGAAGTTCGCCGCATACTGCGGGGACTGCATGGAGGTCATGGCCAAGCTGCCAGCGGGTAGCGTTCACTTGACGGTGTACAGCCCCCCGTTCTGTGGCCTGTACCACTATTCGAGCTCTGACCGGGATCTTTCCAACTGCCGGAGCTATCAGGAGTTCTTTAACCATTATGAATTCGTGGTGAAAGAACTGCTCCGCCTCACCCTGCCGGGACGGATATCATGCGTCCATTGCATGGATGTTCCATCAGGTAACTCAGGGTGCGACCACTTGACAGACTTCCCCGGCGATATCATCCGACTTCACGAGCGCATCGGGTTCAAATACATGGGCCGGTATCACGTTTGGAAAGAGCCCCTAGCAGTTCGCAACCGAACCATGGCAAAGAACCTCGCCCACAAAACCATCGTGGATGATAGCTCGAAATGTTCCGCCGCGAGCGCGGATTACCTGCTGGCCTTCCGCCGCAAGGGTGACAACCCTATTCCCATCACCCATCCCACCGGCCTGGATACCTACGCCGGGGAGCGCGCCATCCCGCCCGAGCTTTTCAAATATCGCGGGTGGACGGGGAACCAGATCGAGAACCGATACTCTCACTGGATTTGGCGCCAGTACGCCTCCGCCTTTTGGGATGATATCCGAATCGGGCACGTGCTCCCGTTCAAGGCGGCACGGGATGAGGAGGATGAAAAGCACGTCCACCCATTGCAGCTTGACGTGATAGAGCGATGTATCCAACTGTGGAGCAACCCAGGAGAGGTTGTGCTAACGCCCTTCATGGGCGTTGGCTCTGAGGTCTACGGGGCCATCATGGCAGGCCGCAAGGGCATCGGGGCGGAACTCAAGCCCACCTACTACCGGCAAGCGCTGCGGAACATCCGCGCCGCCGTGGAGGGCGGAACATCCCAGGAGGGATTGTTTGACGCCGTGGAGCCCATAGAGGGTGAATGGCCAGAGGATGAATCCTAGTGCAATCCCGTACCCATTCCGCCCTAGAATCGCTGGCCAATATCGCCGTGGGCTATCTCGTGGCGCTGGCCTCGCAGCTGGTCGTGTTCCCGATGTTCGGAATCCATGTTCCGCTACGGACCAATATCAGCATAGGCATATGGTTCACGGCTATTTCCCTGGTCCGGTCCTATGTGATCAGGCGGTGGTTTACAAAGCGTACCGGGGGGGACTTGACAAACCATAAACCATGCCCCATGTTGGACAAGGGAGAGAACCCGCATGAAAATTGAGAGCGAGCGGCTACTGAACATCAGGGAGGCGGCCAAGGCACTCCGGCTGTCTACCAAGACCATCCGGCGCATGATCAAGGCCGGGCGGCTTCGCGGATCGTTCCGAGCCGGTGCGGCCCGTGGAGACTGGCGCATTCCCATCGAGGCCATCACCAGATACCGCGAGCAGAGCGCGGCATGAACGCGCATAGGAGGTGTCCATCGGCGCATCAACCGGACTCGCGTAGCACTCACCAGCCGAAGTGAAACGGCCCCCACGGGAATGGGGGCCAAGAGGAGAGAATCTATCATGTGTAAGTTAATGCCAGACGCACAAAAAGTCAACATATCAGAGCCGGAGCGGATGATCGCGGGCCACCGTGAGGCGCTGGACAGGCAGGTCATCGCCATGATGGGCGCCGGGCTCAAATACCTCTCCACTCGCGATGACGCCGATGCTTACGCGATGGGTCCCGTGGCCACCGTGGTCGCTGGCAGGGTGGAGAGGTTGCGAGAAATCATCCGCGCCATGTCGGAAGCTGCCGTGAGGAGCGATGGCACGGCGAGCGGTGATGTCCCCGTGTTCGCGGCCACGGTGCCGGAGGCGATGTCATGAGCGCACTATCAAGCGCGGTTGATCGGCTGCGGGCCTCCTACGAAGAGGTTTACGGGTCGCGTGAGCCGGCCTTCATGGAACCCCCATTCCGCCCCGACTTCCGCGCCGCGTTGCGGGTGGAGCAGGTCCGCATGGCCCGGCTCCGGCTCAAGTTGGCCAAGCAATCTGCTCGGCAGGCGGCTGGGACCGTTTGGGCCTATGCCAACCGCGTCAAGGTGTTGACCACCGATGCAACCCCATGCTCGGACTGCCACCAGCCCATCGGCAACCATCGGCGATTTACGGGCCAGGGCGGCGTGCTCTGCGAAGAGTGCGAGCGCGAAGCCTTCGGGCACTAGGGGGATGCCATGGTTATCACCGTGTGCCTAATGTGCGGAGAACCAATAGAGGCAGGAAGCCCGCTGGATTGCGGGCTGTGCCGGGAGTGCCAAGAAATCCAGAAGGATGCCATGATGGTCCGCAGGCGCCAGGAGATGGTGCGGGCCATGAATGCTGACGAAGTTTATGGGCAGGAGGAGAGCAAATGGGCCTGAATGTGAGTGGCAAAGAAGGCGGAAGCTACACCCCGGCACCGGCGGGCAACCATTTAGGCGTGTGCGTCCGGGTGCTGGACCTCGGGACACAGACCGGCGGCCAGTACGGGCCGAAGCACAAGGTTATGATTTCGTGGGAGTTGTCCGAGGAGCGTATCACCTACACGGACAAGGACGGCAACGCGCAGGAAGGCCCGTACATCGTGAGCAAAAAATACAACCTCACGCTCGGCGGGAAAGATAAGCCGTCCATGCTCCGCGCCGACCTGGAATCATGGCGCGGCAAGGCGTTCACGCCGGAAGAGGAAAAGGCGTTCGACCTCGTCAGCTTAGTGGGGGTCCCGGCGCTGATCTCCGTGGTGCATGAGCTGGGGAGCAACGGGAACACCTACGCCAATGTCAAGGGCGTTGCCAGATTGCCCCGTGGCATGGCCGCACCGTGGCCCGAGGGTAAGACGATTTTCTTCTCCTTCAGCGATTGGGATGGTCACGAGTCCCCGCAGGTTCACCCTAAGCTCCTTGAGCTTCTCCAGGCCACGCCCGAATGGCAAGCAAAGGCGGACCTAGGCAACGCGCTGGGCGGCGGCCCCACCGATGACATTCCGTTCTAGGGGCACGCTATGGGCCTGATCGCGCAACCCGCAACCTGCCCCACGGCTCACTGGTACACCAGCGCGGGCGCACCGTGTTACGAGGTGCCCCGCGCCACGGGGGAGAGCACGCGCCCCACCACACTCAAGGATGCCCGCCCGATGGGCCTGTATCCTAGCGTCACGACGGTAGAGCAAATACTGGATAAGCCGGGCCTGGACGCATGGAAGGTGGAGCAGGGCATCCTCGCCGCGCTCACGTCGGACAAGTTGTCCGGCGAAAGCCTTGACGACTTCGCGGCCCGCGTGGCCGTGGAGGCGGAAAGCGTCGGGCTCAAGGCGCGGGATCTCGGGAGCCAAATACACATGGCCATCGAGGCGGAACTGTCTGGCGGGGCCGCGTCATGGCCCGCCGGCCACGAGGCCACGGCGGAGGCATGGCGCAGGTGGGCCGCGGACCTACGGGATATACGGTCAGAGATAGCCGTCTCTCACCCGCTCGGGTTCGGTGGCCGCGTGGATTGCCAAGCTGCCACCGAGAGCACGAATACACCCGTCGTCATTGACTGGAAGACCATGACCACCAAGCCTGGCCGCAAGGTCACTGGCTACGACTCCTGGGGACGGCAGCTCGCCGCATACGCCGAAGCGCTGGGTGCGCCAGAGGGCACGTTGCTGGTGAATGTGGTGTTGTCCACTACGGAGCCTGGCCGGCTTGAGGTTGTGGTTTGGACCGGCCAACGGCTGCAGCTGTTCCGTCAGTTCCGGGCAATTTTCTGGCTGTGGTGCCTACTCAAAGACTATTGGCCTGGGGGCGAGTTCGATATCGCGCCCGTTGGCCGTATCCTCGCCACCGGCGAAACGGCGGCCAAACCGGGCACTTCACCGATGGATGACTCTAGCCTTATTGGCATCGGCCAGGCCGGTCCGCTCCGCCGCCTAGTGGACGGGGATAGCAACCTAACTGTCCACTTCCCCCGTGAGCAATGGCCTTTCGTGGCCGTGAGGGCCACGGCAAACAGCATGGTCAAGCTGTACATTGAAGAGGCCGCGCCATGACCACCCCCATGAGGCGCGGCCTGGTCTTCTCCGTACTCCTGGGCCTCCTCATGGGAG